CAGGAGCGCGAGGTACTGAGCAATCCGGGGAACAGCCATCTGGCCCGGCACGAGATAGTGCAGGAGTACGGACTGAGCCTGTCACCACCGGAAGCAACGAGCAATTCGTAATCGACGGCGAGGACATCGGCAAAGGTGGCCTCACCAAGAAGTACCGCGACAACATCGCGGCAATCAAAATCCTCAAGGCACTTGATGCCGAGGGGCGCGTAGCCACACCGGAAGAACGTAAGTCTCTGGCCAAGTACGTCGGCTGGGGCGCGCTTAAAGGTCCGTTCGACCCGGAAAACAAGCAGTGGTCCAAGCAGCACGCCGAGTTAAAGGAGCTGCTGACCGAAGCAGAGTTCAAGGCCGCGCGCCGGTCCACACTGGACGCGCACTACACCAGCCCCATTGCCGTTGGCGCCATGTACGACGCCATGGAACGGATGGGATTCACTGGTGGCCGCGTGCTGGAGCCTTCTGTTGGGTCCGGCAACTTCTTCGGCCTGATGCCGCGTGAGCTGCGCAATGCTTCGCAACTGCATGGCGTTGAACTGGATGCGCTCACCAGCAAACTGGTATCCGCGCTCTACCCCGAAGCGAAGATCGCCAAGAGCACCGGGTTCGAGGACTTTGAAATCCCCTCGGAGTTCTTTGACGCGGTGATAGGGAATCCGCCGTTCGGCAATCAGCCGCTGGTGGACAAGGAGCGCAGCGCCTATTCCGGGTTCAGCATCCACAACTACTTCCTGTCCAAAGGCATCGACAAGCTACGCCCTGGTGGCGTGATGACCGTTGTTGTGTCGCACAACTTCCTGGATGCCAAGGACGACCGGGCGCGGAAATGGATCGCTGAACGTGCCAACTTGCTGGGTGCCGTGCGCCTGCCAAATACCGCATTCAAGGAGAACGCTGGCACCGAAGTGGTGACTGACATTCTGGTGTTCCAGAAGAAGCCAACCGCCGAATACAGCAACGGATTGGCCAACGAAGCAGCGCCATGGTTAAAGGTCGTTGACCAGAAGAACATCAACCCCAAGACGGGCGAGGCCGTCACCCACAAAGTAAACGAGTTCTTTGCCAATCGCACCGGCGACGTGCTGGGCACGCCAACTGCTGCAGGCTCCATGTATGGGGGCAACGAATACACCATTGAACCCACCGGCGACTTGAAGCAGCAGCTGGCCGGGTGGGTGAAGGCATTGCCGTCCAACGCATTCACGCCCATTGACCGCACCAGCGACAACAAGGTGACGGACATGGCCGTGCCAGATGGCGTCAAGGTAGGGTCTTACTACATTGACGATGGCCGGATCATGCAGCGCGGCGAGGACGTGATGGGCGACAAGACGGCAACCGTCTGGACCCCGCCCAACGAGAAGGCCGCATTGCGTATGCGCGGAATGATCGCGCTGCGTGACACACTACGCCAACAGATGCGCCTTGAGCGCTCCGCTGATGCGACCACCGACGAGATTGAGAAGAATCGCACGCTTCTCAATCGCCAGTATGACGAGTTCCTCAAGAAGTACGGGCACATCAACAACCCGACGAACCGGCGCATCTTCCTGGATGACACCGAAAGCCAACTGATTCAGGCGCTGGAGTTCGACTACGACAAGGGCATCAGCAAGGAAGTCGCAGAGCGCGAGGAAATCGAGCCACGTGATGCGAGCGCGGTAAAGGCCGACATCTTTAATCGGCGCGTTGCTTTCCCGCCACAAGACTTCCTGACGGTTGAGAGTGCCAAGGATGCGCTGCTGGCATCGCTGAACTATCGCGGCAAGATCGACACGTCCTACATGGAGGAAGTGTTCCACAAGCCAGCAGCCGAGATTGTCAAAGAGTTGGGCGACGTGGTGTTCAACGACCCACAGCACGGGATTGTCACCGCCGATGAATACCTATCCGGTGACGTGAAAACGAAGCTGGCCGAAGCGCAGTCGGCGGCAAAGGACAACCCATACTACAAGCGAAACGTGGCAGCGCTGGAGAAGGTTATCCCAGCGGACAAAAAGCCAAGCGAAATTTCAGCCAGCATCGGGGCGTCGTTCGTGCCTGCTGAGATGTACCAGCAGTTCGTGAAGCACATCAGTGGTGGTGATGCCACGGTATTCCAAATCAAGGCCACAGGGCAGTGGATGGTGGATTACAAGGGCCAAGCTGATACCGCGCTGAACACCGGCAAGTTCGGCACCAAAGACCTGAACGCGCAGGAGCTATTCCAGCTCTCCATGCTGGGGCGCGGGGCCGTGGTCAAGAAGATCATCAAGAACCCGGACGGGTCTACAACCACGTTGCTGCTGGAGAAGGAAACCGAAGCAGCGCGCGAGAAGCAAAACGCCATCAAGGCCGAGTGGCAGAAGTGGCTTTGGCAAGACCCGGAGCGCTCCGACAAGATAGCCAGCATCTACAACGAGAAGATGAACCGGATCGTGGATCGCAAGTACGATGGTTCACACATGACTTTCCCAGGCATGAATCCGGCCATCAATATGCTGGCGCACCAGAAAAACGGCGTGTGGCGTGGGCTGCAGTCGCGCCAGGTGCTGTATGACCACGTGGTAGGGGCAGGCAAGACCTTCCAGATGGCAGCATTGGCCATGGAAATGCGCCGCCTTGGCATCGCCCGTAAACCGCTGTTCGTGGTCCCAAATCACTTGACGCTGCAATGGCGCAGCGAGTTCACGCGCCTGTACCCAGGGGCAAACATCCTTGCAGCCACACCGGAGGACTTCGGAAAAGGCAATCGGGAGCGCATGTTCTCCAAGATCATCACCGGGGACTGGGATTCCGTGGTGATTGGTCACTCCAGCCTCAAGAAGATCGGGCTGCCAACTGAAACAGAGAAGGCGGTATTGCAGGAGCAAATTGACGAGATTGCAGAAGCAGTCGAGGAAATGAAGCGGGGCCGGGGCGACCGCAACATCATCAGGGAAATGGAGAAGATTCGCTCCAATCTCGAAGCCAAGATGAAGGACAAGCTGGCCGCCATCGGTGCGCGTGACAAGGTGGTGTCGTTTGACGAGCTTGGCATTGATGCCATGTTCGTGGACGAGATGCACGAATTTAAGAACCTCACCTACAACTCCACCATGGACCGTAACCCCGGAATGGGCAATCCAGCCGGGTCTGCCAAGGCGTTCGATATGTTCGTCAAGACGCGCTGGCTATTCGATACCTTCGGGTCCAAGGTGCCCTATGTGACGGCCACCGGCACGCCCGTATCGAATTCGCTGGTGGAAATGTTCAACATGCAGCGGTACATGCAATACCCGACCCTCAAGGCGCAGGGCTTGCACGTGTTCGACTCATGGGCAAAGCAGTTCGGCAGCGTGGATAACGTCTACGAGGTGGCGCCATCCGGTAGCGGATACCGGCAGTCAACCCGCTTTGCCAAGTTCACAAACCTCCCGGCGCTGATGGGGCTGTACAACTCGTTTGCCGATACTGTGACTCTGGACGACCTGAAAGCGCAGGAGGAAGCGCGGGGAAAACGCTTCCCGGTCCCCAAGGTTACGGGAGGAAAGCCCACCATCGTCGTGGCCAAGCGCTCACCCATGGTGACGGAGTTCATGGGTGTTCCACGCGCGGAAGTCGGGGAAGATGGCCAAGTGAAGTTCAGCGTTGATCTTTCCGATCCGATCAGCATCGAGCAGGACAAGCAAAGCGGGAAGTGGGTGGCAAAGAGCGGGCAGGATGTTGTTGGTACGTTCGACACGGAGCAGGACGCCAAACTCAAGATCGTTGAGCAGGCGCTTTCACCCGTGGTGTCGGTTGACAAGGATTCCATTCTTGGGCGCTTTGCAAACCTGCGCAATTTGACCAGGGAAACGAAGGGCAAGGTAAACGCCTTGTCACTGACCGGGGAGGCCAACAAGGCAGGGCTGGATTACCGTCTTATCGACCCCAGCGCGCCGGACTTCGCCGGGTCCAAGATCAATCTGGCAGTGGACCACATCGTTCGCTTGCACAAGCAATGGGATGCCGACAAGGGCACGCAGTTGGTGTTCTGTGATATGTCCATCCCGACCTCCGCGCGCTCCAGCTACTCCACCAAGGCACGGCGCCTGTACGTTCTTGACGACGCTGGCGCTGTGACCATGAAGCGCGGCACCATGCACACGGTCGCAGGCCATGAGTATTTGCCGTTCTTTGTCGTGCAGCGTGGGCAGAAGGATGCCAAGCGCTTCGACGTGTTCGACGCCGCCAGCGGTATCAAGGTCAAGAGCGACTTGCTCACCAAGGCCGATGCCATCGAGGCGGCCAGCGGATTCATCACCGACGACAAGAAGCGCCAGCGCTGGATTGACGCCGCACATGCACGCGAGATTACCCAGGACCAGATCGACGCCTACAACGACGAGCACGAAGTTGAAACCGATGGCATCGAGTCATTCACCCGTGAGGACATTGCGGGCATATCCGGGTCTGCCAAGTTCTCGGTGTACGACGACATCAAGGCCAAGCTGGTTGCGAAGGGCATCCCAGAGCGCGAGATTGCGTTCATTCACGACTACAGCACACCCGCAGCCAAGGATAAGCTGTTCAAGGCCGTAAACGCCGGGGACGTGCGCGTGCTGCTGGGGTCCACGCCGAAGATGGGCGCGGGCACCAACGTTCAAAAACGGCTGGTGGGCTTGCACCACATCGACGCCCCCTGGCGCCCGTCCGACCTTGAGCAGCGCGAAGGCCGGATCATCCGGCGCGACAATGACCTGTATGCACGCGACCCGGATGGATTCGAGGTATTCATCGGTCGCTACGCCACCGAGCAGACCTATGACACCCGGCGCTGGCAGATTCTGGAGCACAAGGCGCGCGGCATCGAGCAGTTGCGCAACTACGACGGCTCGCTCAACGAGATTGACGACATCGAGGGCGAGGCCGCCAACAGTGCCGACATGAAGGCCGCCGCATCGGGCGACCCCATGATCCTGCAGGAAACTTCGCTGCGCAACGATGTACGGCGCCTGGAGCAGTTGCAGGCCGCGCACGCTGACGGTGTGCTTTCGCTGACGCGCAAGGCCAGATCCGAGCGGGACTATGCCGAGAAGTATGGTCCGCGCCTGGTTGACGACGTGAATGGACTTCTCGCCACGGTGAAGAAGAATCCCCTGGATGCCGAAGGATGGGCACCTGTGACGGTCAACGGCAAGGTGCTGACCGTCAAGGAAAAGGCACTGGAGGAACTTGCCCGCGTGGCCTCAGTGGTGCGCGCTGGCATGGAGGAAGAAGCGAGGGTCCAATATCGTGGGCTGGAGTTTGTGTTTAACCGGCAATTCGGAACAATTCTCTACGCTGAGACACCCACTGGGACGCTGGCAACCTGGTCAACCTCCGACCCATTCTCCACCAGCGGTTTCGTACAACGCCTGAAAAACTACGTTGACCGCCTGCCAGCCATTTTGGAGGACACCCAGGCCCGTGTGGAGAAGGCCGCCAATGATGCCAAGGCGCTGATGGAGGAATCGCGCCAGCCATTCGCCCAGGCCACAGACCTGGAGCGCGCCCGCGAGGACCACAAGAAGGTGCAGCGTGCCCTGATGGCCAAGGGGCCGGTAGTTCCGGATGAACAGAAAGCACTGGTGGCCGCTGGAATTGCCGAGCAAAAGGCCAAGCTGGAGAAGCTTGGCTATGGTGAAGCGCTGCGGGAGTTCTTTGGCGCGCAGGAACCAACCGTATTCCGAGCAACTGGCCTAGCGGGTATTTGGTCACAACCTGTGTCGCATGAATCGGTTAAAGGCACCGTGGCAGTGATCCTGAAGCGTATCCCAAATGCGCCGCACGTTGAGGTGTACCGCACGCCAGCCGAAGCCGGAATCAGTATCTCTGACCCGATGCCAAAGGGCGGGACTCTCCCAGATGGGCGCATTGTCATCTTCTCTGATGCCAATACTGGAACCTTGGACGTGATGCGGACGGTTTTCCATGAATTATTTCACCGTGGGTTGAAATCGTACTTCCAATCCAATGCAGACTACACCAATTTTATGCTGGACTTGTCAGCAAACCACAGCATTGTTCGCGTTGGCGCTTTGAACTGGCGCAATTCTATTGACGGTCAGGAGAAGTGGAAGGAGTTTGAAGCAAAAGGGCCAATGACTGGAGATAGATTGGCAAACTATGAGGCTCTGGCGGTTGAGGAATCACTTGCTAAACTGGCAGAAACATTGCGGGCAGGATCGCCATTGCAGGTTCGCATATGGACACGTGGTATAGCCAACTTACTGGAGAGCATTGCCAGGTTCTTCAAGATTGACGCATTGGCAGATTGGATACACGGGTTAAACAACACCGTTGTTGATGACTTCGTAAACCAAATGATTGCTCGTTCTGGCAATCAGCCTGTGCATGGGACAACATCGCTTTTACTCAGGAGTGGAGCCACAACATTCACCGCAACCGCCAACAAAGTCGCCAGCACCCTGAGCAGCTTCTCTACCCACCCCGGCACCGTGTCTGGCTGGTGGAAAACGGTAGGCTCCATGTACGGCCTGGCGCAGAAGAACCCGGAATTCAAACCCGTGTTTGATGCTGGCCAGCGCTTCCTGAACGACGTGAGCTATTACGCCACCGAAGCCGCCAACCTTGCGCCAACTCTGCTGCCAAAGCTGAAGAGCATCCGGGATATGTTCAAAGCAGCCATCCCCCACAGCGATAACAAGCCGCTGGCCGATGCGCTGTTCCAAGGTACGCTGTCCTGGAAGCGGGACGCAGCGGGCAAGCTGGAGAAAACCGACAACATTGACGATGCTGGCGTGGTGTTCACCGCTGCCGAACTCAAGAGCACCTTCGGCATGAATGACCGCCAGGTGGGCTTGTACCACGAAGCCCGCGCCGCCATCGACAATAGCCTGGACAACACCGCCAAGGCCGCCATGGTGCAGTTGGGTGGCAAGCAATTGGCCCACATGCGCGAGATGGTGATGGCAGCACCGAGCGCCAGTGATGCGGCAAACTTGCTGGCTCAGGAGATTGAGTCAATGACCGATGAAGACCCGGACATGGCCGGTGCGCTCGACAAGGCGGCCAGCGACATCAAGGCTGTGGCCGACAAGATTACCAAGCTGAAAGACAACGGCTACGCTCCCCTGTCACGCTTTGGCCGCTACACCGTGGACGTGGTTGCCAACGGCAAGCGCGAATACTTCGGCCTGTTTGAGTCAAAACGCGATGCCAATCTGATGGCAGAGAAGATGCGTTCGCTGCATAGCGGCGCAACCGTTGAGCAGGGCACTCTCTCTCAAAAAGAGTTTGAGCTGTTCCAGGGCATCACACCGGAAACCGCTGAACTGTTCGGGGACATGCTTGGGGTTGACCAGACCGAAGCATTCCAGGAATACCTGCGACTGGTGAAGAACAATCGCAGCGCAATGAAGCGACTGATCCACCGCAAAGGTGTTGCTGGCTACAACGAGGATGTGGGCCGGGTGCTGTCTGCCTTCATCGCGTCCAACTCGCGCAAGGGGTCCAGTGATTTGAACCTGGGCGACATGACGCTGGCCGTCAGTTCCATCCCCAAGAACCAGGGCGAATTGAAGGACATTGCCATCAGTCTGCAAAAGTACCTGACCAATCCCCAGGAAGAAGCGCCCGCCATGCGAGGGATGCTGTTTGCCCAGTACATCGGCGGCAGTGTGGCATCGGCCATGGTGAACCTGACACAACCCATGCAAGTGTCCATGCCGTACCTGAGCCAGTTCGGGGGCGCCAAGAAGGCCACAGGGGCACTGTGGGGCGCGTACCGGGATATGGCCAACAAGGGATACAAATACCCGCCTGCGCTGGAGTCTGCGCTCAGAGTCGCCGAGGAACAGGGCATCATCGCGCCGCAGGAAATCCACCAGTTGCAGGCGCAGGCACGCGGCGCAGCCACACTGCGTTCCGGTGATGGCACGCCTATCGGTGAAGCCATCGCCATGGGGCGAAATCACTTTACCCGGCTGATGCTGGGCTGGGGGAAACTCTTCGGATTGGCAGAGCAGGTGAACCGTCGTGCAACCTTTGTTGCCGCTTACCGCCTGGCACAACAGCAGGGCATTGCCAATCCGGCAGCGTTCGCCGCCAAAGCCGTGCACGAAACCCAGTTCGTGAACAACAAGGGGAACCGGATGCACTTCGGGCGCGGCCCCATCGGGTCTGTGGCCATGACCTTCAAATCCTACGGGCTGAACTACCTGGAGCTGCTGCACCGGATGGCCACACAAAACGGCACAGAAGGCAAGCAGGCAGCGGCGCTGATGCTGGGCATGTTGGTGCTCATGGCTGGGGCCGGAGGATTGCCTTTTGAGGACGATCTGATGGACGTGGTTGACGCCCTGGCGCAGCGTCTTGGCTACAACTTCTCCAGCAAAAAGGCCAAGCAGCAGTTTCTGGAAGAAACCTTTGGCAAGGCGGCGGCAGATTTCATCGACAAGGGCATCACCGGGTTGCCGGGTATGCCAATTGACGTGTCCTTGCGCATGGGCATGGGCAACATGATCCCAGGAACGGGGTTGCTGTTGCAGAAGAAGGACCACACGCGCGATCTTCTGGAGCTTGGCGGACCGGCGCTAGACTTGGGCAAGCGTCTGTTTGATGCCGCTGGAAGTCTGGCGGATGGAAAGGTGGGCAGTGCCATCACGACGGCAATGCCGAAGGCTGCTGGGAACTGGGTTCAAGGCGCAGGTATGTGGAACAAGGGGTACTACACCGATGCCAAAGGCAATAAGGTGATGGATACCACCAAAGGAGAAGCCGTTGCCAAGTTCTTTGGCTTCCAGCCTGAATCGGTAGCTTCAGATTCCGAGGCTACCGGCCTGGTGCAGCGCATGAAGGACGTGCGCGCCATCAATGCAGAGAAGTTCGCAGATATGTGGGCAAGGGGTATTTACGAGAAAGACCAGCAGCAGGTGCAAGAGGCACGCGATGCAATCAAGGCATGGAACGATAAGAACCCGGACACACGCATCATGCCAAACATCCCGGCCATCTTGCGCCGGGTGCGTGAAATGCGCAAGACGCGCGACCAGCGCATGATTGACTCGTCGCCGAAGGCTATGCGGGCGGGGATTCGGCGGGAGTTGGCCGAGGCAAGGTCTTGATCGACCGAAAAACCATCTTGGTGCTTGTTAAAAGAAAAAAGCCCGCCATTTCTGGACGGGCTTTGGTATCCTTCGCATGGGCGCTGTCCGGGATGAAAAGCGCCCCGCGAAGGCGCTTTTCAGCCGGATAAATCACCGCCCCGAAAGGAGGTGAGATGATGCGGATTTTGAGGATCACAGCAACGCCGCCTCCGCCTTGCGCCTGGCTACCAGCCCAGGCAGCACCCGCCCGCCGCCACGTACCCAGCGCATAAGCTGCGTGGCGGCCCCAGGCCAGTCTCTCGCGTTGATACGCCGGCGCAGCGTCGATGTCTGCAACCGTCCGGCCCCAAGGTTGAACGTGAAATCCACGATGGCGGCCAGCCTGCGCTCCGGTTCTGCGGCCAGGATCGGGCAGTAGCGCAATGTGGCCGCCAGTGCCTTCTGTAGATCGGCCTCAAGGTACGCAAGCCCTTGCTCTTGGGTGATCCGTGGGTGATCGGGCTTGCACAGGTGCCCATAGCCAATGGTCCAGTACCCTGCAGGGCAGATGTACGGCCTACTGGCAAAGCCTTCAAAGCGCTTGGCAAGCTCGATGGATGCTTTAGGGACCATCACGGCATGGGCTATTTTGCCAACTTCGTGCGCAACTCGTACCCAAGGAGGGGCCAAACCTTATTGATGGCTTTCTCGCGGGCGATCTTGCGCCCGAGTTCAGCGTCGAAGTTTTCCGGCGATGCACAGGCTGACTCGCCCGTGACTGTGAATCCGTTCCGCAGGACGAGGACGCAGAAGGTTAGAAGGGCGTACTCAGTGGTAACGACGACTGAATGGTCGCCTTCACTCAGCGCTCGACCGTTGATGCCATCCAACGCCGTGAAGTACGCCTCTTTGGCGATGTTTGCCTCGAGGTCAGCAGGCGTGACACGCGGAGCAACGTTGGCACCAGCAGCCTGGATGGCTTGCTCGGTCGTTTCGTTCTTGGGTGTTCTTGGCTCGACCACACGGTAGGCGATGATGCGATACGAATCGCCAGCATTGCACCAGGACAAATCGCGGGCAACTGACAATTCTCTGGAACCGTCGTTATACACAACCTCTACTTCTGTGGCGGGAGAAACCGGGAACGCCTTGCCTGACCACGACATAAAGCCTTCGGGGATTTCAGCCTTCGGCTTCGGGGTTTCAACCACACGATATGCGATGATTGAAAAACCGGGTGCGTTCGTCCAGCGGAGATGCGTGGCAGCGCAAAAACCCTTTCTCCCGTCTTGATCAAAAATCACCTCAACCTCCGTATCAGGCGGAACCGGGCACTCACCAGCGGACCACGGCGTAAAACCTTCGGGGATTTCAGCCTTCGCGTCCTCATCAACCACACCCCAGTCATCGGCCAGAACGTCTGTTTGGCTGGCAAGCCAAGGGACGAACTTGTTGTCAGCGGTTTTCATGCCAATGAACGGTGCGTGCGTGATGTGTGGTGCGCCTGGAGTGTCGTAAGGCGCGTGGCCTCCGATACCCCAACTATCACCGGCGATCATTGCCAGCCACATCCCTTTGCCATTCCAGCCCGCACGGGACACCTTTTTGCCAAGTTTCAGTGCTTCCACTGCCGCACCGAACGCCATGCCGGCAGTTTGCCGGTAAGCGTTATCGAATTGCTCTTTGGGACTCCAGCTGATATACCCAGCATGCCGCGCGTCGTTAGGCTTGCCGCCGTCCATATATTCGACAAGATAGCCATCGTCGGCTCCGTCCTCGTCGGCGGGGAGCGTCCAGCCACGGTAGACGTTGTAGTCTGCCCTATTCATCTGCGTTGCTGTTACGATTTTTGTTCCAATGTATCTTTTCATCTTTCTCTCCTGTTAAAAATCTCACCGAGTCTTGTCAAAGACCCTACCCAAAAACCAGAAATTCAACACCCCGGCCCATAGCGCCTGGTCCGCTTCTGACCATGACGCAATGGCCGCAGTGCCCCAACCAGCGCCCGATGCAACCGCAGCGGCAAACGCCGCAGTCTTGGCCACGCAGTAGAGCGCCATAAACCAGTACGTCAGGACGGGCCGAACGCTGGCAGAAAGCGCATCGACCCACTTCACCCCAGTTTTCTCACCCTGGGTGCGAACGGCCTCCTTCAATGCGTCGATGACCCCGGTATTCCACGCAGCATCCGCACTGGCGCCGATTTCTTCCATGCGCTGTGCGCCCCGGACTCTCTCAAATTCCAGCGCCATGTCCTGCATCGCCAATTCATGCCCGCGCTCGCTTTTGCGGTCCATCCACTTCAAGAACTCAGGCGCCAAACGGAACACGCCGCCCAGTAGCCCACCCAGCAATGTTTCAATCATCGCCGTCTCCTTTGAACAAATCACGCAGATACGCGCACAAGAAAAACGAAAAAATCACTCCCAGAAGAATGCCGTCCAGGTGTTCGGGGGATAGCCTCATTTTTGTTCCTTGCACGCAATCAAGCGGATGATTTGCAGTTCCGCGCTGATGGTGGCTGATGCCATCCAGGAATCTGTCTCCCAGCGGCAGACAATATTGCCGTTTGGCAGGTGGTCCACGCGGGCATCCTTGACGCCCTGGCGTTTGAGGGTCGCAAGGTAGGCCGCCAGGTTTGTTGCCAGGGTGCTTTTACCGGCGCCACCCTTTTCCCCACCAATCAGAACGATCATCGGTTTCCATCCCATAAATTAGTATCGTATGATACGATACGATAGTGTATGCTACGATGCGATAGTATCGAGAAATGCAACCTTACAAGACGAATGCAACATGCCAACAGCAGAACAGAAGGCCCGCGACATGATTCAGCGTATCACGGGTAGGGAAGATGCGCAGCAGTTGAGCGCTGGCGATCTAGTGGAATTGGCCAACCTAATCGCGTACCGTGATGCAACGTCTATCGCCTGGGTGCCGGTATCTGAGCGCATTCCCGCACCAAACGAATCGCAAAGCGATTACTTCTGGTGTTGGGGACCGAAGCACGACATGCCAGAACTACTGGAAGTTTATGGATACGAGTCGTGGGAGTTGCCTGGAACCGGGTTCTGTAACTCCGGCGGTGTTGCCACATCCGGCTGCATCACACACTGGAAACCGGCTATTCCGCCAGAGCCGCCGACACGTTAAGATTGCAGCAGATGGTGAAAGCAAGGCACTTAAGTAAAGTGAGAGAGCCCACCCGTTAGGCTGTGCCAGCGCCCCGATTCAAGCAAGTCGTGCAGGGCATCGAGCGCAATCTGGGGCAGGCTCATGGATAGCGTCAATCATCTGGCCCAGCGTCTGCTGACGAACACGTACACCATCGCGGTAATCAGGATCGCTACTCCTATGGTGCGCTGAAAACGGTTTCTGCATCGGCACATATCGCTTCATCATGGTAGGGTTGGGCTCACCAAGACGGTGAACGTTGACTTCGGAAATGTCCATGTGTGTTTGTTGACTGAGAGGGTGGGCGTCCATTCCAGCGTCGTGGTGATGGCGCATTCGGAACCCACGGGCACGGGGTACGGATACACGGCCAGTCGGTTCACCGGGCGCGATCTGTGTGCGCGGTAGGTGTGGGTGAGGATCGGAAGGTCGAACGTCTGGTTGTATTTGTCAACCTTGCAATCGATGGAGCTGCGCACGCCCACATCATTTGCGTCTTCCATGGGTATTTCCTGCCACGTGTAGCTTACGACCAGCGTTGCTGCGTAGGCGTCGGCCCAGCCGGTTACGCGCACGTCGTCAAATGCCACCGGCGCGGCGTGGGGGACGATTGTCTGATACAGAATCAGCAGGCAAAACGCGCACAGCCAGCCGATGGCGGACCCCAAAAGCGCAATCCAAAGAGTTGGCCTTGGCAACGCGAGGCGGTCGTATAACCAATTGCTCATGGTGCTATCAACCTCACGGCTGCTGCCCACAGCGTATACAAGGCCCACAGTGAAAATGCCGTTGCCAACCCCTTCAAGATTTCCACAAACAGCACCCGCCGTGTTTTTTTGCGCTCGTTGCTTTTCTCTATTTCTTCTTCATGGCCCTTGCGATGCGCTGCGGCATCTCCAGCAGGGAACGCTGCAACCAATGCAACCTTGACACCTTCTGTCACTGCAGTTTGCATGGCGACATGCTCGCTTTCGATGTGCACATTCAGCTTTGCAGACAACTCCCCCAGCTTCTCCAGTGTTTGCTGATGAGACTCTTGGTTTCTTGCCAGTAGCGCAAGCAGCGTAGGGTCTGGTATGCGCCTATCTTGTGGCTGTTGGTGGTCAGACGTTTGCATTTTTGTGTGACAAAGTTCTGGAAATTCTCCGAAGAACTATGCACGCTTGCAAATCGGTGACGCTCTACTTTTAAATCACAATTGCACCATTAAACCGTAACTGTTGTGTGCTGCGGAACAGTAGACCTCATAACCTGGTGACTCGCATACCGTGCGCTTGACCTGCACAGGTTCCTTCTTTGGTTTTGGTTCTTCTACGGGTTTTGGCTTTGGCTTCGGATTGGCTATTTCTTGCAGCTTGTCCCGGCCCTTTCCCGTCAAGCCGTAAACGTTGAAGTCGGCAAATTTCCCGTTTGTCTTTTGGCGCCGGGAAACTCTCACCACCTCGACCAATTCGTTAATCAGCAAGGAATGCAGCGCAATCCTTGTTTTTCCCAGGTCAACACCAGATGCTGCCGAAACAGCGTAGCAATCGGCGTTGCCTGCACAAGTTTGCACGCCCTTGAGCACCAGGGCGCTTGTTTCGCTAAACGATGCCATTTTTGTGTCCTTTCTTTTGAAGCCGTATCCATTTCACGCGCGTGCCATCAGCTTCATGCATTTGCATGGGCGAACTCGCCAACAGGACTTCCTCGTAGACTGAGATTGCATCCCGCAGTTCCTGCATGGCCGGACCATCCAATCCCCATTTCCCGGTACGCTGCCAGCGCTCCCTGGCGCGTTGGATTGCTCCAGTTGCCAGTTCCAATATCTTGATACCTGGATTAGCCTCGCTGGAAATTTCAAACAGCCGAATTTTGGAAACATCGATGGCCTGGGCCAGAACGTCAACCGTGGAAACATCATCGGTTGGAATGCTGCCATCAAGCAGACCCTGGAAAGCCATTTCAACGTGCAGAAGATAATCTGCCGCCTTAAAAACCGGGTTGTCTCTGAACGGCTTGCATCTGGCCATAACGCCATCGACACTGCGCAGCATCCTGGCCCGTTCCATGCTCAAATCGGCGACTGTCTTGATACGGCGCGCACGCTTGCGGGCGTAGGTTGATGTTTTACGCATTGCCGCTCCTTGCGCGGATTGCTTTGGCGAAAGCATGTGTTTCCCAGTTGTGGCCTTGGCAAACCATGTCGCACTCCTTCGCGCACGCCTCGCGCTCGTCCTCGATCAACCGCTTTGCAAAAGCGTAGACGTAAGGCCGCAGCCCCATGGTGCCATCTGGCAATTCTTTGAGCTGGAAGCCGCATTCGAGTGCGATGCGAGTTACTTCGTCTTTCGTCATACCTCACCTCCTGTGGCCTTGGCGATGGCCCGTTTAGCCACCGTTGCTATTGGGTGTCCTGGTGCGGTGTAGCGCTCGGTCCATTCACAGATTTCCTGCAACGCCTTCAGCAAATCAGGTGCGGCAGCGATCAGGCTGGCGTTGGCTGATAAATGGTGGTGCGACGATGAGTTCTCTAAGGTATCAAGCCGCACAACAGTCGTACCGTCACTCTCGCAGATGTATGCTGCCGTACCGCCTGAAAACGATGACAGCCACGGCCCCGGTGTGTGCTTCGCGCTCATCCCTTCACATCCGCCCGAAACGCATCCAGTTCGCGCATAGTCCCAACGACACGCTCAAACCATTTGCGATCTTTTTCCGTTTTCCACGACCCGCTGCGATCCATTGAAGAATCCTTTATTTCCGAAGCATAGACCGCAAGAATTTGCACAGCATCCCGCACAACATCCTCGCCTGGGTATTTGTACGGCTCACCGCTTGCACTCATGCTGGCGTGCTCCACAGCATTGCGCATCAGAATGCTTGGGCCAGCTTCGATGGTGCAGCGCATGTCCTCGCCGCCAAACATCACCGGGATACGCAGTTCCGCGTTTTTCGGCCCTCCGTCTTTCTCAATCGCTGCGCGTGTCGCATCGACGATGCCTTTGACCGCTGCGTACATGTCCTGCATCGGCCCTCTACCTTTTGGGTTCACTCTCGTTTTGTGTTGCATAAAAATCCTTAAAAACCTTGCCCCGCCTTACCTTTCCCCACCGTGCCCGTCATGGCCGCGCCGCGAAATTGGGAAAACTCCCCGAAAAGCCCACTCGGTGAATGGGCTATCCGTGGGGCTTTAAGCCGCCAACTTCCTTGGCCCACTGGTGCGGTATCCGGGTTTTGCCGTGCGCTCCTGGTGCGCAGCGTCTGCGTTAATGCCCAACTCGGCACCGTAGCGCGATTGAACGAAGTGCAATACCCGCTCGACTTGCGGATCAGTAAGTCTGGCAAGCAAAGCATGCAGTTCAACCAGTACAGGCGATGCTGCTTTTTTCTCACCCGCTTCTGGTTGTGGTTGAGATGCAACTGGCTGCGGTGTCTGCTGTGCTGCCGCTTTCACCGCTGCATCCGCTGCGATACGTGCTGCTTCTTCTTCCTGCTTGCGCTTGGCTGCGCGGGCTTCCTCCGCCGCTGCGGTCTTTGCAGCTTCAGCGGCCCGGTAGTTTGATATGCGCGACTCGACCAACAGTTTCAGGTCGTCCGGTTGCTTGAGTGCGATCACCTGCACATCCGAAAACAAGAATCCAAACGACTCATGCTCTTTCAGGATGGCCAGATTCGCCTGAATGCGCTCGGCCACCATGTTTGCATCCACCTTGGCCGCAGCCAGCAGGGTGTTCACAGCATCCCGCATTGAGTCAAAGTTCTTTTTACCCTTGATGGCACCGGCGAAGTCTGCGGAAATGGCGGGCATCAGTGGCTTTCCCAGGCGGTCATTCAGCGCTGCAATGTGCAACCCCAGGGAAGTCCTGGCATCCATGACAATGTGGGACTTCAGTTCCTCTTTGCGCGACTTAACCAGCTCGTCCAGTTCCAGACGCTTGCGCCGTGCTTCTGCCGAAATATCATCAATCGTGCGGAAAAGCTCGTCAATGTCGGCAGTCTGACTAAGTGCATGTGTTTTTGCTGCTGCAAGCCTGTCCTCAACATCAGCACACCATTTAACAGTCTTTTCGGCATCTGCAAAATCCTCGTCTGACTCAAGATTGGTGTTGATCCCATCAAACACCGCCATGGCGTGTGCTTTGAACTCAAAAAGGTTGCTGGCAGTCACCCGGCCAGATACTTGGATATGCAGCGCAGGTAGCATGTCTGGTGCCTTACCCACAAACTTAACTTCCACCGGCCTTGGCTGGTATTCGCGCAGGTCAATTTCAAACTGTGCCCACCCCCGCACGATGCGCTCACGCAAAGCAATGTCTGGATGGTAGAAGCAGTGGAGCATTTCAACCATCTGATCGTCTGCATTCCAGCGAGATGCCATGAACAGGCATTTTTCTGCACCGGATACCATCAGCTGCTGTTCCATCTGGATGCGATAGTGCAGCGGGAGGTTTCTTTCTGCTTTTTCCGATTTCACAGCCAAAGCATCCCGAATCGAATCGTTGACAGTCTTGTGTTCCCAGATCATTGATTCGTCTGCCACGATGCCATCGAACGATGCGCTCAGGTCACCCTCTGATCCAACAACCGGGTACAAATCCTCGCCCAGCACCTTTTCAGCGTACTTTCGGGCCAGTTCTTCAAAACGATGTCCCTCGTCAAACCGGCGTTGCGTGGCCTCGTCAACATCCGGGGATATGCCAGTAAAGAACTCATGGAGCAGTTGCTCCCTGGTCTTGTAGGGCGATTCACCAAGCATCGCCGGGGCATCGCTGGCGTTCTTGTGTTCACGGCGATATTTCAGCCATGCTTCGGTGCCTTGTCTAAGTCCGTAGTGGGTTCTCATGCTGCACCACCTTCGGACGCAACAACAGTCGCCCGGATCATCGCCATCTGATCTTCAGTCAATCGTGCCTTGGTGCCCGCCATGGAAATCACCTCGTCATGGGTCTTTTTGCCTGTCTCAATCAACGCCCTCCACTTGGGCAGGTTGGTGCCGAACTGCTCATCGGTGTATTCCGGCAGTTCCGGATTTGCAGGCTGTGTAATCTCGCCTGTGTCTTGGTCGATGGAGTCCGTTGAAACCACGACAAAATCACCTTCCATTACGGAGCTTTTGCCTTCTTCTGCGGCGTTTGAAACAGTGATTGCGTTGGCAAGCTCGATGCTCGACGGCATGTATTTAAGAACTTGCAGGAGTGCCACCTTGCGGGCATACATTTCAAAATTATTCTCATTGGCAAGTGCATAGTGCTTGCCACCAACCTTGTTGTATTGGTTCAGGTGTTTCTGTACCTTGCCGCGCGTCCATACTTCAATGACAGGCATTTGGGCATCTTTGACGCGCCCGATTGCGTAGACGTGGGTAAATTCACCTCCGCCGTCGCCGGGTTGATGGCGGCAAAATGGCGCGTCTCCAAGCTGGTATTCAAACTTGTCACCTTCATAAACCGCTCCAGTCCACACCGTAGCCCGTCCTGCGCGGGCCACCAGATCGACCAAGCCCTTCCATCCGGGCACGAATGTGCATATGCCACCGTAGGGGATAAGGTAGCCTTGTCCGTTGATTCCGGGCTCAAGTCCCAGTTGGGTGGCAGTCATGAGACTTGCCAGGATGCTGTCTGTCTTGCAGTTTTGCAGCGCCTTGTTTGTGCTGAATGCGGTCAGTGCCAGCCGTGCCATACGATCCGCGCTCATGTGCTTGGGCAGTGCCAGCGCCATTTGCGGTTTCATGCGTTCAAGCGTGCGGGAAAAAGTTGCTACAGGCGATTGTGTTGTTACGTTACTCATTCAAGTTCTCCAGTTCCAGTTGTGAATTTCGTGGTGATAGCTGCCTGTCTTTGACGAAAGCAAGCGATGTGGATCGATACCGCAATCGCGCAGGGCATTGCGCAGCGCACGGTTGCGGTTTTTGAATACGCGCCTCCACAGGGCGTACTGTTGGATGAAGCGCATCATTTGAAGAACTCCAGGGCCATCATCAAGATGGTTGCGATAAAGAACGCGATTGCTCCAATGCTCATAAGTTCATCGCCCCAGTTGATTTCTGTGTCGTGCAGGAGGTCGGCTTTCATGACAGCCACCCCAAGGTTCCAGCACATCGTCGTGGTCTGGATTTGCCCTGTGTTTCAGAGCAGATTGCTCGATCTGGGTGACGATTTCTTCGTTGAGGTGCTTGGCAATGTCCATGCCGTTTGCCATGGCGTGCACCAGTTTCAAGGAGGTTTCAAATCCAGGCTTGTCCGGCCCTTCGTCCTCGCCCTCGTCAACTTCAAGAAAGCAATGCAGCGCACCATTGGGCAGGTAGTGCTGGTATCTGTACAGGTTTTGCGGGTTGATCCCGCCATTGGCCGCCGTTGCAGCGGTTGGTTGCGTGTTCACTTTTCCCTCCATCGGTTGTTGCGATAGGGGAATATTAGCTTTACTTATTAAATCTGTCAACAGCAAAACTTATTTTTTCGAATTTGACCGAAAATTTTTTTCATTCCGGTGGTTGGCTGGATGCAACAGGCGAAAAAAAACCGCCGGGTGGCGGTCTGGTGGGGTGAATTACGCCGGGACTATGAGGCAGGCGCCTGAAAATCCAGGTTGTGCTGCAAATGCGAAGCAGGAAGATCGAGATCAAGGATCGTCTTTGTTGGCATTTTGCAGGCTATCGCAAGGTGCATAAGCCCGACATCCTCGGTGATAAGCAAGTCGGCTCGGTTCACTCGTGCAATCGCCAGAATCTGTCGGTCTACTTTTACCTTCTGGTAGGCGTCTTTGCTGCCCTGGCGTTTGTCTTTGGAGTCCAGGGCGATTCTGTCAAGATCAGCGCATTCCGTTGCGGCCCTTCTGTCAAAGGCCGCTATCTGGAATGATCGTTTCTTTTCAACCATAGCCAGCCATGCGTGTCCTGCAGAATTGGCCCTGACCAGAAACTCTGCCAAAGCCGGAGTAGGGACAATGAGCACGATGGCGTGTCCGCTAAACAGGTGATTGAGTCGAGAAACAGAAAAGTCCTTGTCCTCTTCAACCGACCAGCGTATAAGGGTGTTTGCGTCGATGGCCACCCTCAAGAGCCTACCCCCCTGATGTTGCGCCATTCTGCAATCGGGTCTGGCAAGCTGCTCCATCCGTTGTCGGGAACATCTCTCAATGACTGCATGAGTTCGTTCAAAGACTGGGTGTCGTCTAGAACGTTAAAGCCGTCAGCAATCAAGCGGTATGGCTTCCATTCCCCGGTTTCGTCCCTGCGCCATGTTCCGTGCACACGCACGCGCAAAGTGTGTCCTTTGAAGTGCTCTGCAAATCGTCTGGCAAGGGCATCGTCTTTTGTTTCAATCGAGAAAGCCCGATCGCTGCCATATTCAATAAGTCCGATGTGTGACGAATTGTCCTTGCCTTGGACCCTGAAAACCGTCCCATCTATCTCAGTCGAATCTTCTACGATGACCGGGGGCAATGCGTCCGATTCGGCGAAATCTTCAAATTGAAAAAGCACATCATTTGATTTGTCAATGATCGTCCCAAACACACCATCACGCAGCATGAATCGTTGTAGGCTGTTAATGTACTTGCTGGCTTTTTCATCATGATTTGCTGCAAGCAGCCGATTCCTCACCTCGTTCTTGGCCGTTGGAGCAACTTCAGCCCGTAGAACAACGCTTCCATTTACGATGCCGCGCAATATCGGTGCACTTTCAGAACCCAGTAATTGCGCCCAATCAGCTATGTATTCCGCCAGTTTGGACATGGGAATGCTATCTGGTGTTACCCCACGCAGTTTCAGCGCGAAATCCCATGTGATTCTCTTTGCCATAAGCGCAGTTTATCGCCTTTGCCCAGAAAACACCACAACCCCGCACACGTGCCATTCGCCGGTTGGTCGAATGATCCTGCTCCCATTAAGCTGCAAAAGATACGGTCCTTCCTCGTCCACCTTGTAGCGCTTCAGTGTCATCTTTCCGTCAGCTTTCGCCAAAACATCTTTTCCAGGAGTTGGTTCAATATCCGGGTCTATGTAGACAATCTCGCCCTCACGGTATCCGCTGGGCGCATCCATGCTGTCGCCAACGACACGTAATGCGAAGGTGTTCGGCCCAGTGCGAAACAGCGGGCGCGGCAGCAGCTCTTCGGCATCATCCTTGGTGAACTGACCTGGTGCCTCGCAAAACGCACCCGCACGAACCCAGGACAGCAGAGGTATCGAAAACTCCGCCGGATAGACATTTTCAATCAAATATATAGCTCCTTCCTCACGTGCAATAAGCGCTGGAGCCTGATTTGATGCTGTAGCTGTGGCGGAAAAACCGGGCAGGGTGATGTTTGCGGTGGCACTTCCCGTATATTCCTGCACCTCGGAAATTGTGGTCGCCAGTCTTTGGCTGAAGTCCTCTATCTTGCAGCCAAGCCCGCGTGCAAATCCTTGTGCAGCTTTGAGACTGAGAGAGGATTCCCCTTTAAGGAATTGGCTGACAGCGCTTTGACTTCCGATTCCGTACTTTTCCCCAAACTCAGCTTGTCCACCTCTGGTTTTCAGTGGAACGGAATGCCAGATTTCAGAAAGAAGTCTTGATTCTTCAGAAACAACTGAAGGGTCAACTGCTTGGCGGCCTAATTTTTTCATAGTTTTAACAATATCACTAATTTTTAAACTAAAAAATTAGTAAAACTACTTTACAAGACAAATAAGTTAAGCTAATATATGGTTCACTATGAGCACCATCAAAACAATTCGTGACCGTCTTGGCCTTACCCAAACGGCTTTAGCAAATGCAATTGGTTGTAGTCAGGGCAACGTAGGCCACTACGAAAACAAGGGGCAGACCATGCCACCAGCCGTTGCAAAGAGGCTGATAACGTTTGCAGCATCCATCGGACATGAGATCCATTACGAGGACATTTATGGACCTGTGGACGAGAAAGAGGCTGCCACTGATCAATCTGTACCCAACCGTCAAACGGAAGTCGCGTAAATGCACTACCTCTATGTCGCCCATTTCAGCAACGGCCATATCAAGGTGGGCCGTTCTACGAATCCAAAGGCGCGCATAGCTGCCCATGAAGATCGTGTCTCCTGCCTTGGTGTTGAACTCATCGAATACCACATTGCGGAGTGTATTGGTCATGCAGCACCGGCAGAAAATGCACTGATTGAGCGCTGTGCTGCGATTGCTGTCAAACGAAATAAGAGCGAGTGGTTTCATGGTCTTGATTACCTCGACGTTTGCGATTGGGCTGATGAATTAGCTTGTACCGAGTACCAGTTCAACAAATGCGTTGTTCTCAAACTTTCAGAATACTTATCAGTCCGGGGTGCGCAAGCAAATCTGGCAAACGCGCTTGGTGTCGATACGCAGCTTGTGTGGCAGTGGACAAGTGGCGTTCGTCGTATACCTGCCGAACGTTGCGTTGCAATCGAGGAACTGACCCACGGCCAGGTTCGATGCGAAGACCTTCGCCCGGACGTGAATTGGGGAGTTCTGCGCGGCACTGCCGCACCTGAGCAGAAGGAGGCGGCCTGAGATGAGCAACAGATTCACTCCAGAGGAAGAGGCGATTGCTGATCGTGTTTTAGAGTGTGCTGGATTTCGAATGCTTGAGCGTTCACAGCAGGACATCGATGGCATAAAAGCTGCCTTTGATGCAGTGCATGAGGCTGTACGCAAAACACCGATCAATGACATTCTTAATTCTCTGCCGGGCCGGGTGCGCGAATCCTCTCTATCGCGTCCTTCAACTCCCTGGATTTGCCCGGATTCAGTATGTAGTAAGGCTGCGCCAATATCTGATACAGCATCCGATCCAAGTACGTCTCAACCTGAATCTGATTCGGGTGTGTTTGGAAAAGCGCACGAATCATGATTTCGTTTGCTATTAGCTGTGCTGTGAGAAGTTCTGGCGTTCCAGATGCTGAATTGTCGTTTTCCATGGGGTTGCCTTTCGTTGGTTGCGTGTGTGATAACTCGCTGGGTACGACTGGCAAAACCACCCAGCAGCCGCAGAAAAATGTGGCGAAATGTCATGCAACCAAGGATACGCACCAATTGGCTAAATGATTAGTCAAAAGGTACTACAACCAAAACAGAGAGACAAGAAAAATGACAAGACTGCAAAAGATGCGCGAGGTCATCCTGTGCTTTGAAATCCGCTTGTACCGCAAGCAATTGGAGTTTGCCAGGGCGTTAAAAGAGCACCACATTGCGCAGCACTATAAGCAAAAAACTCACGCAACCCTTACGAAGTTGCGTGAGTTTAGAGAGTCCGTTAAGACAACAGAACAGCAACCCAACAACTGATTACCGATCTGGAGAAAAGCTCTTGTTGACGCAAGGCTTTTCAAGTGGAGCAAAGCAAAAGTGAACATGCGAATTTTACAGGCTTCGAGCCATTTTGAGCAAGGTTTAGAGTTGCATACCGACTCTAGCGCACATGCTGTGCTGGGAGGCTTACGTGGTTGCACTGTGGAAAGCCGAGACTCCGGCGGGACGGGTGCCCATGGCGCGCCCATGACGAAGCCAGGGAACAGCCACTCAGCAGTGCAACCGCATCAAGCCTCAAGCTGCGCCAACTCCAGTCCCAGCGCATCTGCCACCTTTTGCAGCGTGGCTTTTCGGGGGCGCTTGGCTGCTTCCATCTGGGCAAAAGCAGCTTGCGTCACGCCCATGCGGGCTGCTACTTCGGCCTGCGTCAAGCGCAAATACTCGCGCCATGCTCGTGTGGATGACATCGGGCCGTCGAACATCGCGTTCACTACAGTGTTCGGAATCGTTCCAGGAGTAAATCCACCAGCCATGCGCCGGAACTCGTTGTACGGCACCACCACAAAGGCGGGCTTGCCGTCCGCGCCCAGGATGGTCTGGAAATCAATACGTGCGTTCATCGCGTTTCCTCACTTCCTCAATACTGACAATACAGGCCGCCCCGCCCTCGTAATCAAACAACACCCGGTAGTTGCCAACCCTCAGCCGGTATCCGAATTCATGGTTCGAGAGTCTGGTCACGTTGCGTGCGCGCTCCAGGTCAACCAATTCTTCATTGACGCTTTGCCGGATAGCCGCATTGGCCTGCGCAGGCACCTTGCGCAACTGCTTAACGGCTTTAGGCTTCCATTCAATCGTGTTCATAAGCATGATTATAAGTATTTTATAAGTATTGTCGAGGGTTTTTATTCGCGCTATACTCACGGTGCCTCGAAAGAGGTGGAGGTTGAAAGCTCCAGCGACAAGCGGAAGACCGCACCCGACAGCACAGCGGTTTTTTTACGCCCGCGCCAGATTGAAATACCCAGAAATGGGTATTTGAGAGTTTGGCCGGGAGGGCGACGGCCATACAACACCCGCAAGGGAAAGACCGTCCACCCAGCTTGTCCTGGGCTTTCAACCTCCTGGCCGCCTTGCCGGATGCGTGTGAAAGTGCTCCGTCAAGGCTTTGTAAGTCTCGACAAGGAGCGTGTCATGTCGCAATCCGCACTCGTGCCCGTGCAATTTCACGGCGCATCTCTCATCACCACAATCATTGACGGCGTGCCCCACGTGGCATTGCGCCCCATTTGCGATGCCATCGGCGTTGACTGGCAAGCTCAGCACGCGCGCATCAAACGTCACCCGGTATTGAATTCAGTTGTCTCTGTAACGAAGACAACTGGATCGGACGGCAAGCAATACGACATGCTGCTGCTCCCCCTGGACAAACTCAACGGCTGGCTGTTTGGCGTCAGCGTCAACCGGGTCCGGCCCGAGTTGCGCGAGAAACTGACCCAATACCAGGCCGAATGCTTTGACGTTCTCGCCCAGCACTTCGGCGCAGCCACGAAACCCCCGGTTTCAGAAATCCCCATGCAAGACAAAACCAACGCGGCGCTGGAAGCCGCCAACGCCGTCGCCGCCCAAGTCCAGGTAGCAGTGTTTAAAGCACTCATGGCAGGCGGTAAATACTGGCAAAACGAACGCTGGATGCTTTCGTTCATTGTCAATGGCCGTGACGAATCCGTGAAACCTCATGCCGAGCAAATCGAATCCGATGCCGTTGTTATGCCGATTCCCAAGCTAGCCATCGCCATCGGGCGCGAAGGCGACATGCTCGTCAGCAACGCAGAACTGGCAAATCTCGCATCCGCCTGTAGCACTCGGCTGGCGCAACGCATGCAGGTGGCAGCAGCATGATTTTCAACCCGGCTCATCAATCGGATAGCTACCGTGAGAGACAAGGCTTTTCGTTTCCCCGGAGCCCTGCCGCGCGTTGCTTTCTCGGGGAAAAAGGGGAGACAACATGATTTTCATAGAAGACCCAAAAACCGAAGTATTCGTCAATGAGGGTGGAGGTATCACCATATCGCAGCCTGGCGTATGCCCAGATTGCGGCGAGGGGCATTCTCATTGCCTGACTTTTTCACCGCATCGCGCAAGGCTTGTCGCTGCTGGATTGATCTGGTTGGCAGACGAGATTGAGTCAACAGGCAACGGCGAAAAGGTCGGCAATGTCTGAATCATGGGTGCGCCTATGGTCAGGCATGACCGCAGACCCAAAGTGGCAAACGATTGCCCGCAAGTCTGGTCAGCCGCGCCATCTGGTCATTTCATTGTTCATCCACATGATGCTTGAGGCCAATGAAGCCGACGAGCGTGGCGATATTTCCGCCATGTCAACAGAAGACGCAGCCAGCACCATGGACTGCGACGAGGAACAAATTAGCGCCATCCTGCAAGCCATGCAAGGCCGCGTCATTGACGCCAATGGCAGGCTTTCAGGGTGGGATAGACGACAACCAATTCGTGAGGACTCAGGAAACGAAAAGACAGGTGCATCTTCTAGTACCGAACGTGTGAGGGCATTCCGAGAACGGCGACGCTTTTCCGCCCATTCCGATGAACCCGACACACGCACGGTCAATGACGACACCCATATGGCAGGACTTACATCAGCAACGCAAAGCGAAGCTGACCGACACCGCCATCGTCTGGAAGGACTTCAATCAGCAACGCAAAACGAAGCTGATAGCCGACACCACCATCGTTCTGAGTTTGAAACGTCAGGTCATGTTTTCCACCATGACGAAACGCGAAGTAATGCGGAAAACAGTTTTGAAACGGAGGTGAAACGCAGTGAAACGCAATGTAACGCGATGAAACGCAGTGAAACGCAATGTAACGCGATGAAACGCAGTGAAACGCAATGTAACGCCCCAGAAGCAGAAGCAGAAGCAGAAGCAGAAAGGGGGAAAGAAGGCAGAGCGCGCAGGCGCGCCACCACCACCCCAAAATCGCCACAGCGTTCCGCCTCGGTTTCGGAAGACCGCAACCAGGATGGCATCGGCATTGCGTCGATTCAACAAGGCCAACAATGCCTCAAAAACGCATTAAAACCGCCATTGCATGCGTCAAACGATGCTGAGCAAGGGGGTAGTAGCCACGAGGTCGAAAAAACTGCTGTAGCGCCTGTTTTTAAAAAACCAAAATCACCTCAACGCCCCGACTCGGTTTCCGAAACCGTTTGGCAGGACTTTCAGGCAATCCGCAAAGCAAAGCGGGCACCCCTGACCGACACCGCACTAGCTGGCATGGAGCGTGAGGCGGCCATTGCCGGACTCAGCCTTGAGGATGCCATCCGGTTCTGCTGCGAGGCAGGATGGCAGGCGTTTAACTCCGGTTGGTACGCGGAAAGACAAGCGAAACTGCCGCAAAAAATCATCCCGTTACCCGCTGCAAATCTCAACCGGCAGGAGGCGCTGGAGGCCAGAAACAGGGCGGTCGCCGCCGAGTGGGTGGCCGACATGGAAGCACAGGAACAAGCGGAAAGGAGCATGGCATGAAGCGATCTGACTTCGCCGAATTCTCACAACTTCTGACCGACGTGATGGCGTATTACGGCAAGGATACGTCGAAATTCATGATCGGTTTGTGGTGGCAAGCGTGCGAAAACTTCGACCTTTCACAGGTCAAGAAGGCGCTCAACACCCACGCAATGGACGCTGAACGAGGGGCGTTTGCTCCCAAAGTTTCGGACGTTGTGCGGGCGTTGCAGGGGACAAAAACGGAACGATCTGCGGTTGCGTGGGGAAAAGTCTTGAACGCCATCGGTGCCATCGGTGCCTACCAGGACGTGATTTTTGATGATGCCGCCATCCATGCAGCCATTGCCGATTGTGGTGGGTGGATCAAGGTTTGCCGGGGTGACATGGACGAGCTCGGCTACCTGCAGCACCGTTTTTGCCAGAGCTACAAGGCGTATATCGAGCGCGGCGGAGATTTTGACTATCCGCGACAACTCAGTGGGGACAGATCGCCAGACTCCGAGTTCCAGAAACGCGGGTTGCCGCCACCTACGCCTGCCATCGTCGGTAATCCGGCCTTGGCAGCGCGTGTTTTGGCTCAAGGTGGCACAGGTGGAGCTGAAATAACGTTCAGACCATTGCAGGAGGTTTTGGCCCTATCCGCACAGCGTTCTCAGGAGGCTGCTTGAGCAACTTTTCCATACCCCTCATGCCCCTCATGCCACTCCGCCACCCAGTCCCCCACCAGCGGGCGGTACAACGTCGATTGCATCCCCTGCATGGCCCGACTGATCGCCAACTCCAGGCCAAGCAAAGCGATGCAGGAGCGCCAAATCGCCTACCTACAACGCCACCACAAGGCCAGATGGCCCGAACTGTGGCCACAAATCCAAAACCAACTCAGAAAGCCAAAACAATGAACCACACCACAAAAAATAAATGCCCGCCAAGCCGCCAAAAACGCCCCATAAGCTACGACGCAAGACATGGTGCACCTACCCCTTTACAGGGTCGTCAAAACGCACCACAGACCGAATAAATCAAACAACCGGAGAAAACAAATCCATGCACTACCGCAAACCTGATCCAGTAGTCCACCCATACCCTCACCCGCACCACATGGACTCACACCACTGCACAGCTCAGGAAAAAGTAGAGGTCGGCGACATCAGCAGCGATAGCAATCGGCATGCCTACGATCCCGACGACGATTACGAGATCGAAATGGGCCTTGTAGGAGCGCTGCGTTGATGAACAACCTCCCACCTGAACTGCAATCACTGGCCAGCACCCTCGAAGGAATCGAAATGACAAACCAAACAACCCAATCCATCCCCACAGTGCGCGACCTGTTCGCAGCGGCTGCCCTCGCCGGAATCATGGCAAAAGTGGCAAGCCCAACAATGCCGAGCGGAACACGCGAAGCCATTACCAAGCTCTCCTTCCAGATGGCCGATTCGATGATGACTGAGCGCGACAAAGGGGCGCAGAGTTGAGCACCCCCAGGCCAAACTTGAATCCAAGCGAGTGGCTTGCCGCAATTTGCTGCGCACATGCTTTCCTGACACTGCCATTTGAACAAGTGCCCGAAGCAAACAAAGACGATTTCATAAAAGCCGCAGCCGAACTGCTGGAGGGGCTGCTGGACCGATCTGTGGGTGAAACACCCCGAATTTCCGAACGAACTGCGGAACTGGTGAAACTTCTGGCGCATGTCAGTAGCAACTTCGCCAAAGGAGCGATGCATTGATTACCACGATTCTCTCCCAGAAGGCACAGCCAGACAGTCGGTCTGCTTGTGAGCGCAATATCCTGAGCATAAGCGGCGGGAAAGATTCGACCGCCATGCTGCTTCTGGCCATTGAACGAGGTACAGAACACATGCAGGCTGTTTTCGCGGATACAGGAAACGAGCATGAGCAGACATATGACTATGTTCGGTATCTTGAAATGGCAACTGGAATACCAATTGCATGGGTTCGTGCAGATTTCACGGATCAAATTGCAGGCAAGCGTGAATATGTGTTGACAAAGTGGGCAGAGAAAGGCGTTTCGCAGAAAAACATTGACCGGGCCGTAGCCGCATTGGTTCCAACAGGAAACCCATTTCTTGATTTGTGCATCTGGAAGGGGCGCTTTCCGAGCACAAAAGCTGCATTTTGCTCGCAGGAGCTTAAGCGCAATCCAATCATGCAGCAGGTACAAGACCCGATCTTGGCAGCAGGTGACGATGTTGTGAGTTGGCAGGGCGTTCGACGGGACGAGTCGCTAAATCGTAGATTCCTGCTAGAAAAAGAATTGAAACTGACTCACAAAAACGGTGCAGAGCTTTGGAACTACCGGCCAATCCTTGACTGGACGGCAGACGATTGCTTTGCAATGCACAAAAAGCACAACATCAAGCATAACCCCCTCTACGAGCAAGGTATGGGACGGGTGGGTTGTATGCCGTGTATCAATTGCCGAAAAGACGAGCTTCTGGAAATAAGTAAACGATTCCCAGAGGCTATTGATCGCATTCGCCAGTGGGAGGCAGCAGTACAGGCGGCAAGCAAATGCAACGGCGCGACGTTTTTTTCTGCCGCCAATAATGAGGACAACATCAGCGCGGAGCAGGCTGTGGCAATTGCAAACATTGATTCGATGGTGCAATGGGCGCATACCGGGCGCGGTGGGAAAACGTTTGATATGTTCAAGATGCTGGATGACACGCCAGTGTGCAGCAGTATTTACGGGTTGTGCGAATGATCACCACTATTCTTACCCTGGACCTGGGAACAACAACCGGCTGGGCATTGCGCAGTACCGACGGGGCCATAGCCAGCGGCACCAAGGACTTCCACCCCCAGCGCTTTGAAGGCGGCGGTATGCGGTTCTTGCGCTTCAAACGCTGGTTGACTGAAGTAAAAACAGCTTCCGGGGAAATCCATGCTGTCTACTTTGAAGAAGTGCGCCGCCACGTGGGAGTCGATGCCGCCCACGCCTACGGCGGTTTCATGGCCCACCTTACCGCATGGTGCGAGCACCACAACATCCCCTACGCTGGCGTGCCAGTCGGCACCATCAAGAAACACGCCACCGGCAAGGGCAATGCCAGCAAGGACTTGATGATCGGGGCCGCAAAAAGGCGCGGATACACACCGGCTGATGACAACGAGGCCGATGCACTGGCACTACTGCACTGGTCGCTGGAGAATACGAATGAGTAATCAGTCTGGGAAAAATGAAGGACTTACGGCTTACGCAGCAGGGCAGATGGCAGTTGGCGAACATGCGTGGCACTCGGTCAACGCAGCAATTTTTGCAATTGAAAAAGGCAATCATCTTCAAGGCCTGATGCTTCTTCGGACTCTTAGATTTGCACTTGCCAAAGCAACAGGCCATGACGTACCTCAATTTATAAAAGGTGAAGCAGGTGGAAGTTAAAACCTGTGGCACGTGCAAACACCGCATTTCCGGGTTCTGCGAAAGCGAAAAGCTCAGTGAGGACTGGGGCCAGAGCGACAACAAGAGAGAGGACATGCTGCTTTACCAATACCAGGAGACCGGCGGGTTCTTGGTCGGTGAGCGCTTTGGGTGCGTTCACCATGAGGAAAAAGAACAATGAGCGCATCTCCTGGCCGCGCAGAGCAACGGCTTGAGATAGCCCGCAGGCTCTTGCGCTTGCCAGAAGGCGCAAACGTGATGCAGCACATAAACGCGATGCCGCCGGACGAGCGGGAGGAATTGCGCGGGCTGGTCGATTGGGTTGAGGAGTATGAGAACTATGAGATACACAGACCACAAAGACCTACAAAAACACCTGAATGCGATATGTTCAATACGCCCATGCTGTAGCTCAGAACGGGTGAACCGAGCTATAGACAACATTGTGACATCGCGTTTTTTGATTCACTGGCGCGGGAGAAAAATTAGAACCGGGCTTGTCTGCGGTGGAATTTTTGATGGTGAACCAAAACTTACGCCTGTTGGGATGATGTGCCTAGACCACTGGATGCGTGAATATCCAACACAAGAGATTGTGTTTTTAGAGTTTAAGCGCGGCGAGACTGGAAACATTGAATTGATGCGCGGACGGCTGATTGAGCAGCTTGATCGAATGGAACAGCATGGAGATAACGCTGTAATGCTTTTGGTAGCAAAAAATTCAACCATGTACGACAAGATTTGCGCACTCATAGGAGGAGTTGGCAAGAATCTTAACGCCAAAGACGCTCTGTTTAGTAGGGAAACAGAAGATGAAATTGCAGCGATTTTTACATCGAATTACTGGGCCAAACGGCCACCACCACTGTGAATTAATCACGACCTGCCAGTGCGATAACCGCTGCACCGGCTGCAAAGAAAGACAAACCAAACAGGAGGAAAAAAACGATGATCCAACAAACCAAGGACGATTTCCGCACAGCATCTGAGCGTGTCGCAGATTGCGTGAAAGAGCTGCACGGTAGACATGACGAGGTGACACGCGAGATGGTGTCAAAAACGATGCAGCTCCCGCTACAAACAGTGGATTTTCACCTGAAGCGCCTGGTCAATCGTGGTGATATTCAGAGGATGCGCAACGGCGTTTATGCGCCGAAGACCGAATATCCGCAGGCCCGAGCAATATCCACCACCGTGCTCCCTGATGGCCGGACAAAAATCGAGGTTGGGGATTTCTTGCTGGACCTCATCCCTTCAGAAACCGCGATTCTGAGCCGGTTGCTGTGCGGGTTTTCACTCGACAAAACATTGCAAAAGATCGGCTAGAGCCTCACCAGTTTGCATTTTTCCCAAAAATTGGTATGATTTGCTGCTATGGAAAAAGCAGCAAAAGCAAAAAAAAGAAAGAAAGTTGATTGGGAGGCAATAGAGCGTAAATACAGCGCTGGAGTAGATTCGCTCCGGTCAATCGCCGCAGAGTTCGATGTAACGGAATCATTGATCCGCTATCACGCAAAAACAGAAAAATGGGATCGTGACCTATCCAAAAGTGTTCGGGAAAAAACCGAATCACTTTTGCGCAAAGCCGAATTGCGCAGCCAATTGCGCACAAAAAACGACGCGCGCAATGCGCAAAAGGAAGCATCTCAACGCGAAGAAGTAGAAATCTCTGCCACGGCGCGGGTGATGGTTGTACTTTCGCATCGCAAAGACATCGCGGCCCTGCGAGATACAGCACGCTGCCTGAAAGATGAGTTGGACACGTGTGAAGAAGATTTGGGCAAGCGCACAAGCATCCTCAAAATGCTGTCAGACACGCAGAAGAACCTGATTGCATCTGAGCGTGAGGCATTTGGACTGGATTCAAACACTGAATCTTCAGAAGGCGCGGCCAAGAAAAAACGCATCCAGATCGAGTTCGTTGATGTGGAGTCGCGCCAGCTATGACAGCAGCGATTGAATACATCGACATCAAGGCCCAGTTCCCCGGAAAGCTGCTACCGCTCTTCAGGCCCAAGAGATACAAGGTTTTGTATGGCGGACGCGGTGGAGCCAAGAGCTGGGGAGTCGCCAGGGCATTGATCATTTCCGCGCTCGATACCCCGCTGCGCGTCCTGTGCGCCCGTGAAATCCAGAAGTCGATGAAGGACTCCGTTCACCGGCTGCTGAAAGACCAGATAACTGAACTGAACCTAACCGACGAGTACGAGGTGCTGGATACCGAGATTCGCGGGAAAAACGGGTCCATTTTCCTGTTTGCTGGCCTGCAATCGCACACGGTTGACTCCATCAAGTCGTTTGAGGGCGTGGATCGTGTCTGGGTAGAAGAGGCCCACAGCGTCAGCGCGCGGTCGTGGGACACCCTGATCCCAACCATTCGCAAGCAGGATTCGGAAATATGGATAACAATGAACCCGGACATGGACACAGATGACACCTATGTCCGGTTCATTGCCACCCCCAGCGACGACACATGGCTGTGTGAAGTCAACTGGCGCGACAACCCATGGTTCCCCTACGTTCTGGAGCAAGAGCGCCAGAAGGCCATGCGCGTCAGCCCTGAGTCCTACGAGCACATCTGGGAAGGCAAGCCACGGCGCGTGGCCGATGGTGCTATCTACCGCTACGAGATTGACGCAATATTCAACGACGGCAGGGTGTGCAATGTACCGTATGACCCACTGCTTCCAGTGCATACCGCATGGGATCTTGGCTGGAATGACTCCATGACCATCATCATGGTCCAGCGCGGGCCGCAGGACGTGCGCATCATCGACTACATCGAGGACAGCAACCGGACCCTGGATTGGTATGTGTCTGAGCTTGGCAAGCGCCCGTACCGCTGGGGCACCGATTACATCCCACACGATGGCCGTACAAGAAACTTCCAGACCGGCAAATCCACCGAGGAAATGCTCCGCGCAATGGGCCGGAAAGTTACCGTACTGGCACAGACGAGCGTCGAAGAAGGCATAAAGGCCGCTCGGCTGTGTTTCCCAAGGTGTTACTTCGACAAGACAAAGACTGCGCGCCTGCTTGAGTGCCTGAAACGCTACCGGCGCGACGTGCACACCAAGACCGGCGAACCAACGCTACCGCTACATGACGAATTTAGTCACGGGGCAGACAGTTTTAGATACCTAGGGCAGGCAGTAGACCGCATGGCCAGCCAGTTTGCCACCTACGAAGCACCACCACCCCCACCAGATTGGCGCCTTTGACCATGATTAACTCCCTCGCACCCGAAACAACCAGCACCGTTGATCAGCCAGCAGACGACGGCGGGCTTTCCCTGCGTCAATTTGAGAGCATGTTTGTCGAGCTGCGCAACCAGCCTGCATGGCGCGGTAAAGCCGACAAGGAAATGGAATATGTAGACGGCAATCAGCTCGACAGCGATATATTGCAACGAATGGCAGCCATCGGCATGCCGCCTGCCATCGAGCCATTGATCGGCCCGGCTATCGAGGCCGTTCTCGGCCTGGAAGCCAAGACGCGCACGGACTGGCGTATCACCGCCGATGGTACGGATGGTGATGATGTTGCTGATGCCCTCAACGAAAAGATTAATCACGCCGAACGCCAAAGCGGGGCAGACAAGGCGTGCAGCGATGCATTCAAGACGCAATGCTGCGTCGGTATCGGCTGGGTCGAGGTCATGCGCGAGACGGACCCGTTCAAGCCGTTCCCGTACCGGTGCGAAGTCGTTCATCGAAACGAGATTTACTGGGACTTTCTGAGCAAAAAACCGGACCTCAGCGATGCGCGCTATCTGGTGCGCCGCCGCTGGGTCGATGTAGCCCAGGCTCGACTCATGTTCAAGGATCATGCAGAACTGATAGACCGCGCATCTGGACGATGGTCCGGTAGGTATGAGCTATCACTTGATGGTGGCACGTCCACAGAAATGGGCCGGGCGTGGAATGAGCAGCGAGGATCCAGCATCGAGGAACAGGAATGGATGGACAGCGAGAGCTCGCGTGTGTGTCTGTTTGAGGTGTGGTACCGGCGCTGGGTTGAGGTCGTCATTCTCAAGTCGCAAGATGGCCGCGTGGTCGAATACGACGAAAACAACGAGATGCACAACTACGCGCTGGCGAATGGCTTGGTCAAGCCACAGCGGGCAATCATTGCCAAGATGAACCGTTCATACTGGATGGGGCCGCACAAGCTGCACGATGGTCCTACACCATATCCGCATCAAGATTTCCCGTATGCGCCATTCTGGGGCCACCGCGAGGACAGAACCGGCGTTCCGTTCGGCCTGGTGCGTGGAATGGTCTATCTGCAGGATAACGTCAACAGCGCAATCAGCAAGATTCGCTGGGGTTTGTCGGCCATTCGCACTGAGCGCACACGCGGCGCCGTGGCGTACACAGACGAGGTATTCCGCCAGCAGATCGCCCGCCCTGACGCAGACATTGTGCTCAACGCGGAGCACATGGCGACTCCTGGGGCAACGTTCAAAGTGTTTCGTGACTTCCAGCTCAACGAGCAGCAGTACAAGATGCTCATGGATGCCAGGATGGGCATTGAGCGGGCATCAGGAATCTCTGCGTCATTCGCCGGTCAGCGCGGCACGGCCACCAGCGGATTGCAAGAGTCAACCCAGATCGAGCAAGCAACGCAATCTCTGGCCAGTTTGATGGACTTGTTCAAGTTCGGCAGGACCAAAGTCGGTGAGTTGCTGCTTTCGCTCATCATTGAAGATATGGTCGGCAAGCCCGAGAAGGTCACGATCCGTGGCAATGCCGTGCTTCCAGATCGGGATGTGTTGCTGAATCAGCCAACCATGGACGCTGACAGCGGCATGCAGTACCTGACAAATGATGTGTCACGCACACGGCTGAAAGTGTCTTTGCAGGATGTGCCCAGCACGCCATCATTCCGCACGCAGCAGCTTGCCGCCATGTCGGAGGCGTTCAAGGCCATGCCGCAGCAGTATCAGGACGTGGCTCTACCGCATCTGCTGGCCCTGATGGATGTTCCAAACAAGAACGAGATCATCCAGGCAATCCAAGATGTCAAGTCGAAACCATCTCCTGAGCAGCAACAGGCCGAATGGGAGCGCGGGTACAAGGACCGCGAACTACTGGCGCGCTACAACCCGGACAAGCAGGTGGCGGAAATCAAGAAACTCACCGCAGAAGCTGTAGAGACTGGCATCAAGTCCGCATTTGGTGCCGTGCAAGCTGGACAACTCATTGCGCAGATGCCTCAAATCGCGCCGGTGGCGGACGTTGTGATGCAAAACGCTGGCTACCAGCCACCAAATCCCGCAGGCGTGGACCCGAACTTCCCGCAGCCAAATGTGGCCGTTCCACCTGGTCCAGTCAATCCAGGCGATACATCGCCGCAAACACCCACCGATCCAACGTCGCAGCAAGGTAGCGCGGTGGCCGGTGAAAACATTGGTATCAACACCATGCGGCCCGATTCTTCCCAACCAACCAATGAACCAAAAGAGGTAACACCATGATTTTCAGCAATTCACTGCGCAGTTTGACCGCTGTATCCAATGCGGCGGCCACTACCACCGAGCCCAGCTTTTCTGTATCGTATGTGGACACCATTGACAATGGAGCGCTTCAGCTCGGTGATTCTGTTGGCGCACTCGCAGGTTCTTCCGCTGTGTCGATTGCAACCGCGATTCCATCGGGCACTGTTTCACGCGAAATCACTGATGCCGTAATCGTCAACCGCGATACGGTATCGCACACCATCACTGTTTCCAAGGTGAGCAATGGTACGTCCTATACCGTGTTCAAGGCTACGCTTGGCGCTCTTGAGTCGGCAGTGTATGACGGCTCCAAGTGGTCCGTGTATACAGCAGTTGGCGAATTGAAGGTGTCCACGCTGGGCGCTGCATCGTCTACCGCAGGCGTGAAGAATGGTGCAACAGTCACAGCTACAGAAGCAGGAACGGGTGTTGTGCATCAGACCACGCTTACCCTGGCCGCAACGCCCATCACGATGCGCGATACCGAGCAAGGTGGCGGCGTAAAAATCTACGACTTCCCAGAAGGTCGCATCCTCATCCTGGGTGCGACGGGTTCTATTGCAGCGACTACCACGTCCGTCCTAGCCGACACGCTCAATGCCAGCAAGACGTGTAACTGGGGCGTGGGCACTACAACGCAGGCAAACGCAACACTGGCCACAACCGAGCAAGACATTGTGCAGGTGACAGCATTCACGTCGAGTGCCACCATCAATGTAGCAGGCGCAACATCCAAGGGAGCAGGCGTGCTAGCTGTGTTCGATGGCACAACAACTCCGGTCGATGCGTTCCTGAATCTGGCAGTGGCTACTGCGGATGACATTGACGCGGATGCCAGCGTATCGGTGTCTGGCACCATCAACATCACCTGGGTGAACCTGGGCGATTATTGATGGAATTCGCCTTGATGGCGTGCTTGGAATGTGGTGAATAAACGCTACCAAAAAGCTAGAATGCGAATTAAGCGCTTCGCGGCATAGCATTTCGCACAAACATGGCAGCCGCCAGTCGTCCGAAGACATGGACGAGAAGTCCCTGAGAGGAGCGAACCTTGCTGGCAATCTCGATGCCCGTTTTTTCCTCTATCCAGTTGAAGATGGATTCGATGGGCTGGCGCACCTGCGCGACAGCGCGTGACAGCCAGGAATCTGCAGCATCGAGATACTCTTGCCTTGCTTGTTTCTTAACTGGCGTCATCACCGTAAAAGACAGCCCGTCTCTGCGTTTGAGATACTCATATGCCTTGTCGGCGTAGACTTCTTTGTAGGGCAATACAGGGATGATCTGCTCAAACGCTGGGCCGTCATTGAGCCCAGCGGGCGCAACTCCAATAAAACGCGGATTTGGCAAAGTACCAGAACAACGATCCCCAACCAAATGGATCTTCACGCCATAGTAGTAAAGTTTTTTCGTTGGGCAGTAGCCGCTGCTGGCCAACTCGGGCGCAACTTTTGCATTGAAACGACGACTCTGCCGAGCAAGGATCACGGGCATGGAATCGACAAGTCCGGCCATAGAGACCTCTTGGTTCGTCTCACAGAACCTTTCCAGCAGAGAGGGAAAGCAGTCGGCGACCCGGTTCAACCGTTGAACATAGGCTCCATAGCCAGGCAGTCGAGGAAACCAGTCACTCCAATAGCGCTTGGCATGCTCGTGGATATCTTTAATCTGGCGCTTTTTTTCCATCGCGACTCCGAACAGGTAGATGGTGACGACCTCCTCGTCAGTGAAACTCAGGTCAGCAAAAGGTGCGTAGCGTTGAACCTGTGCCCAACCTCCTTCTTGCCAGTGTTTACAAACAGCAAGGTAGAGCATGATCAATTGAAGTTGCCAATCCGAGTCCATCGTCGTCCTCCGCCGGAAGTTGAATGTCGGGTACAACTATTACACAGTCGATGCAGAAAGCTCTGAATTCGCATTAGAGCACCATCAATTTGCAAACCGCATTTTTAGTGGTAATACTTATGACTGCGCCATCGTGAGATGACCGCATAAGCGCAACGCCGGGATGGCGTGGCATTCCTGTAAACCAGCATTCCCTCTCAATACGAAGGATTGCTGAAAACGGAGAGTGACGGGGACTTATGTGCCCCTTAACTCGTCCCCTTCAGCGGGCACTGCGATAAGTGCCGGGGTAAAAATGGATCAAGCCGAGTTTTACGCGGCAAATCAGGTTGATGGTCAGCTGACAGATTCGCAATCCATGCAGATGCTTGCATTGGCATTGCAGGGTGACAGCGGTACTGCGGAGCAACAAACGCAGCAAACGCAAAGCAGCGAAACGCCCGGCGCTGCAATCGAGTCGGAGACTACTAAAACCACTGGTGAGGTTGTTCAAGGCACACCGGAGCCAACACCTGTTGTTCTTGCCAAGGATGGTGTTCACACGATCCCGTATGGAGAACTGGAAGAGGCCCGCAAGGCGGCGCAGTTTTACAAACAGCAGCTGGCAGAGCAGCAACAGTTAATCGACCAACAACGTCGAGCGCAAATCGAGGAAGCACAAGCAACGGTCAAGCCAACACTGACTGACACAAATCAGGGTTCATCCTGGATTAGTCAAGAGGAAATGGCCAAGGCCTTTGGCGACTTTTCGGAAGAAGGTATCGCCAAAGGTGTTGCATCCCTGGTTGATAAGCGCACACAGGCAATGCTGACGGAAGTGGAGGCGCGAGCCGAAGCCAAGGCTGCGGAGCGTGTGCGCGCTGAACTGCAAGCGCGCGACCTGGATGCGCAGCAACAGGCGCACTTCGATGCGGTGTACCAGAAGCATCCAGATGCAGAGTCGATTGCACAAAGCGTTGAGCTGCGCGAATGGATCAAGACACAGCCATCGTATGCACAAGCGGGCATTGTCCATGCGTTACAGCAAGGAACAGCAGCCGAAGTCATCGAGGCTCTTGACGCATTCAAAGCCGCAACAACCTCTCAAAAACCTGCAGCGGTTCCGTCGCAGCAACCTGTTGCAAAACAGGATGTGACCGTCGCCGCAAAAGCAGTCATTGCACAAGCCAAATCCCAGCCGCCAATGAGTCTGTCAGCGATGCCTGCAGGCTCCAGTGCAGCAGTGGATGAGGCCGCAGCAATGCGTGAAATGTCGGGCATGGACCTTATCAACAGGTTCGGGAATATGACACCTGAGCAGATAAGGGAAAAAGTTGACCGTGCCCTTTATTGAGTCATTTGATTTGGCATCGCCGGGAGGCGTCGCCAATCCCACAGCTGGAGATATTTAATGGGTGCCACCAATATCAAATTTGGCGATCCGGGTGCAGTAACACTGCAATCAGTCGGATTATTTGCTGCGAACATGCAGCGCAACACACAACTGAACCGCTTGACTGGAAAAATGCCGCAACAGTCGAATGCGGAAAAAACCATTCGGAGTCAATCCAGCAGCGAAATGCCGATTGTGCGTTGCATGGACCTGCAAAAAGTTGCCGGTGACGAAATTACGTTTGACCTCATCAATCCGCTGGGTGGCAAGCCCATCATGGGCAGCCGCAATGCTGAAGGGCAGGGGAGAACCATGTCGTTCAGTCAAGATCGTTTGCGGATCAACCAGGCGCGGTATCCGATTTCAGCTGGCGATACCATGTCACAGCAACGCACACCGCATGAGCTGCGTAAACTGGCACGTGCGCTGGGTGAGAACTACATGAACCGCCTCAGTGATCAGATGATTCTGACGCACCTGGCGGGCGCAAGGGGGTTCCATTACAACATCGAATGGGCGGTGCCTCTTGCATCAGATTCGGATTTTGCTGAAATCGCAGTCAATCCCGTCCGGGCGCCTACCAAGAATAGGCACTTTATCAGTACCGGTACAGGAATCGAAACCGTTAAGGCCGCAGCTAACGAAATCACCATCGCAACCACGGATGTGATGAACACCGATTTGATTGATGCCCTGCGCACTACGCTGGACGGCATGGCGGTACCTCCGCCACCGGTAATTTTTGAAGGCGACAAGATGGCAAGCGACTCCCCTTTGCGGGTGTTGCTGGTATCGAGCGAGCAGTACACCAGCATTCTGCAATCCAACTCTGGCCAATTCCGCACATTCCAAGCAAATGCGATGGCCCGCGCGCAGCAAGCAGGCCAAAACCCGCTATTCATGGGCGAAGCCGGACTGTGGAATGGCATTCTGATCGTGAAGATGCCCAAGCCGATCCGCTTCTATGCTGGCAATCCGATCAACTGGTGCCAGAGCTACACGACCGAAACTGAAACCACCACCGATCTGGTGCCCGCAGCATTCGGAACTGGCTATGCGGTGGACCGTGCGCTTCTGCTTGGCGGACAGGCACTGATGGAAGCCTGGGGCAAGCACAACAAGACTGGCGTGCCATTCTTTTTCAGTGAAAAAGAGCTGGATCACGACGACAAGGTGGAAATCCTCCTTGGTGCAATCAATGGACGCTCCAAAGTCCGGTTCCAGATCGACCATGGCGACTCCAAACAGTACACCGACTATGGCGTGATTGCGATTGATACCGCCGTCAAGCTGCCGGCCTAACCCGTAACAGGAATCTGAGGAACAACCAAATGACAACCATCACTCGCAAACAGCTGGCACATCAACAGCAATTCGGCGGTGCGCCCTACGGTAATTTGTCTGTGCTTTCGTTCAACGTCACCACGAACTCCAGTGGCGTGTGGACGAACGGTGACAGCACATCGGCCCCAACAGCATCGGACAAGCTGGTAATCGGTACCCTGCCCGCAGGGTTCCAGATGCAGGACGCTTTGATGATCGTGTCGGATGCATTCACTGCATTGACCACGGCAAAGGTTGGCTTTGAGTACGCGGATGGCGTGGACAGTACCGCTGTTCCGCAAGATGCCGACTACTTCACTGCATCCTTGGCGCTCAACACGGCAGGACGTTACCGGGCTGACAACACAGCTGTGGTGCCAGTAACGCTACCCAAAGAAGCCAACCTTGTCCTGGACTGGGACACAGCTACCAATGCGGTGGCCGGTGTTCTGGATGTGTTGGTGTATGGCGTGCTGACAGGCGCACCTTGATGGCTTGGAGGTGAGCGGCAATGGAACACGTATCCGTCAAGTACATCGGCAAGCGCCCGTTTTATGTGGAAGGCGCTTATGGCACTCGCATCACGTTCATGCAAGGCCAGTCGCGCCTTGTCCCAGCGGACAAGGCTCGTCTGATGCTGAAACACCCTGATGTTTACGTCCCAGGAACAGCTGATGCGCCCATTGCCGTTGTCCCCGAGGTTAAAGCCGAGGGCGAGGATTTGCAGGATTTGCGCGATTCAATCGCCGCCATATCTGACAAAACCGCGCTTTCGGACTTCACCCAGG